ATTCCCATTCTAGTGAATTTGCAGTTTTAACCATTTCTTCTTGGTCTGCAAGTGGAACACGCTTGATTTCGCTTGTTTCCACATTTTTAAATATATTGTAAGTTCCGTATTTCTCCATGCTCATATTTTTTTACCTTAAAAATTTTGATATTTACACTGAACCTTTTGTAGGCCCATGTTTTTTCTTACTATCATCTTTAGTTTGTTTTACTTTATCGCCCTCGCGTTTTCCAGGTCCTTTATGATTAGGAGCTTTCCCATTCTTAGGTTTACCTTGTCCTTGTGGTTGTGCAAGTTCTGGCATCATTTGCATCATCTGCGCTTGATACATTGTCATACGTTCCATTACCATTGTAAAGGTAATTGGCATTTTTTTCTGCAGTTCCATTAATTTTTGTTGTTGGAATTCTACTGGTAAGTTAAGGAGTTCTATAGCATACTTGTCAATAAGTCTATAAGGATCTTCTGGAATGCTTCCATTTTCTTGAGCTATCTCATTCTCGAATAACTCTGCCTTAGCTCTGAACTGTTCATCAGTCATAGCTTTTTGAGCACGCGCTTGGTAAACGGCAAGTATGACTTGTGCTTTACCTTGACCTTCCGCTTGTTTCTCTGAGTCTTTAACCATGTCTTCCAGAGAGGATAACCTGCTCTTACGAAGTGTTTCATTCTCTTCTTCTGAGTCATAACCAAATTCGTCAAGTAGTTTAGGATCAGATATTTTACCAGTTGCATTAAGTTGTATCGCGAGTTGTTTAGCTTCGCTATCATCTGCCATTTTAAATTTCTTAAATGAAACTTTGACTTCTGGATACCCAAGTAGTCCTGTAAGTTTAGGTAGTAAAAAGTAATTCAAGAAATCACCAAGAAACTCTCGATAGTTTATAAAACCATTTTCGATAATTCTTAGTGAGACTGATGAGCCAGTCCAACTAGCTCCCCCTTTAATAAATTCAAGAGGAACACCTAACGAGTTAATAATACTTTCTTCCGTGAATTTCATTTCAGGAGTAACCATTAACATTTTAGCATTGCCGCCTAATTCTTGATACTGCATTGGAATAGGAAATATCGCTATATGGTTAGGGTCAAGCTTCCATTTTTTAATGGTCTGCTCAACTTCCCCTCTCCACTTGCCAAGATTCATTTGCGTGAAGGGGTCCATCGTAGCTGTATTTGCTGGGCTAATAGTTTTTTTAGGAACCATATGGTCATTAGCAATAGCTTCATTACCTTTTCTAAGAATCTGTAAATAGTAAATTTCTTTTAATGCAGGTAATATCATCGGGATACCAAATCCCATGTCTTCTTCGGCAAGGCTCGGATATTTAATATGATACAGGTTATCAGGTTCTAGTTCTATCTTCTGATTCTTTTTTAAAGCTTCTAAGAACACAAGTGGCGTATCTTTAAGAATAACAGTATTGCCTGCTATTATTTGTGCTTTAATCTTATTTGGAATTGAATAGTAGTATGTAGCTGATCCTGTAATTGGATTGAAATCTATGTCTATATTATCAGGTGACCATCTAACCAGTCTAAAATTATTAATAGATTTTATAGGCTCGTCAATTGCTGTAAAGAAAACATTATCTTTTCCACAAACAGGGCAATTTCCATGAAACTCGTAGTTACGAAGTTTCAGTTTTTTTACAGACTCATATTGGTTCTGTTCTCCACATGCTGAACATTTTAAGAATCTTTTTGTTTTTAAGAACGTAGAAATAAAAACGTTACCATAGGTATAATAATCCAACCCAACTTCTATAAGAAAAGATTTAATACGAAGTTTATTATTTAAAACTTCTGACAATTCTTTTTTAGTTTTTTGGTCTATGCTAGAATCAAATAACAAATCTGTTATTGGATACGTAGCTAACTTAGTTATTACATTACGTAGCCAACCATTTGTTTTAAAATAATCTCTACAAAACTTAAATAAAGTTTTTATATTCTTAGGAAGATACGTCGAGGCGATATCGAAAAAAGGCGAGGGATATTTAACCGTTCTAACGGCAGAACTCATCATTTCTTCAGTGTATTCTGTTACCATTTAAACTTCATTCTCCTTATAGTATTTCCAAATTAATTTTTTATGTGTAGCTTTTTTGCCAAGTACACACTGAGTAATCGCCCCATGATTGTAGCCGTCAATCTTTTCGGCGTCTCTGCTGCCTTTATAAACTTTGACCAGTTTTCCAGTTGAATCATAGCAAGCAACTGGTTTAAACTTTGCTTCTGCCATTTTTTGTTTTGCAGCTTCGCTCATTTTTCTTCCAACCTGCCAAGCGGACATTTTTTTCTTTGTTTCTATGCTGTACTGTTTGTGTAATACTCCGCCCAACGAAATATTGTAACCATTATTACTAATTAGCGAAGAGTATTTTTCTATGGTGATTGTTTCTAGAGCATCTACAGTTTCTTCAGAAACTTCTGCGTGTAAAATTGAAAATTTTATGTTTTCCCAACCATATTTTCTAATTGCTTTATACAGGGGATAATTATAATTACTATTTTTCTTTCTTTTATTAAACGCATCGTATTTATGTTTGGACATTCTAACAGGTAAACCTTGTGAGGTTACTCCAACATAATGTTTCCCATTAGAAAATGAAATTAAATAAACTAGCCAGCTCATATTTTATTTTTCACGTATTCTTGTATTTTTAAATAATGCAGTGCTTGTATATCCAAAAAATTTTCTTGCAAAGGGAAAGGTCCTTTTACAGCTTTATAAATAACATCCTGCAGCAGCGGGTTCATCTCTTCAGGGAACATGGGCGGATAAAATTTTATCCCAGAGTCATTATAATTCCATTTGATATATTCTAAAACTTCATCTGAATACTCACGATGTTTAACTCTCTCAAGAAACTGAACTGCAAACCAAATCCACTCTGGTTTACATCCTTCGGTTTTATAAATATCTATATCTAACCCATTGATTGCATGCACAGCATTTTCAAAAACGTCCATATCTTCGTGTATGTGATTAGTATGGATTGCTAACTTTATTACTTGTAATCTTTGAACTTCTTGAGGAGATAGGTTTGGAAATAGCTGATACAATGTTTCAGGCTCTAATGGTTCGTTCTCGTTTAGTAAACCCATTAATAACTCATTATCCATTTGCTTCATTCACCACGCTTACGTTTATTTTTTTATCTTTTGCTTTATCATATAAATGTTTAAACATGCCAATGGATCCGAACATAGCTGCACTAAACAAAGCATTGTTTAATGCCTTTGTACCAAAGCCTGAATAAAATGCACGGATGCCCATTTTTCCAGGTTTCGTACGTGCAAGCGTATCTTCTAAAGTTTTAAGTTTAAGCCCACGTTCGTGTGATAGCCCAGATGCTGCTTCTATTCCTGCGTCAGAATCTAGTGCATCCTTAAGCTTGTTAATATCCTTAACAATAGTTTTTTGATGCTTATCATAAGAAGGTGTTTTGTATAGCTCTCTAGCAACCTGATGCCATTTTTTATTACCGTGCAATTCAGGATGACTAGCTTTCATATTGCTAATCTGTGAAACTGGATTAGTAATTAATGCAGCAGCAGTTCCTGCAGCCGCGCCTGTAACAGCATTACGCACCGCATCACTTTGTACAGTATCTTTTTCCTTGGCCATTTTATTCTCCTAAATCCGCTTCGACAAAAAGCCCACGGGCTATTGCACTAAGCGGTTCTGTTACTAACTTGATATCCGAAATTTCTATGGGGAAGTTTTTTTGTGTAAATTGTTCCTTGAACACATCGATAAAACCGTTTACGAGCCCTCCTCCACCTGCAATTGCGATATCAACAGGGGCGGGGAAGTTGGGCATATCAGTATTCTTTGTAAACTGAACTTCGATATATTTTAATAAATATCTTATGTATGCTTCGTAATAGGTACGAATTATATTTTGTTCTCGTGTTCTAATTTCGATAGCAGAACTAGAAATACTGTAATTTCCTTTTTCCTTTATACTACGAATTTTTGCTACGGTTAATCCAGATTCTTTACTGGCCATCTGATCGATCCAATCTCCAGATTTGCTGATGCTGAAAGTTAAAACAGAAATACCTTTATACATAATGGCTATATTTGTTAGCCCCGCTCCAATTGAAACTGCGATTCCCGTTAATTGTTTATCTGCAAGTCCGACATTAGCAACTGCAACGGCTTCATTCAGGGCTTGCGCCTTATAACCAAGATTGGTTATAATAGTATGTAGCACGTCACTGTGATAATCAATTTCGTGCTCAACGTCGATAGGGGGAGCTGGAACTGAATATACACAGACCTCATCTTTCACATTTGGTTCACCAAGTAATGATTTAATAATCGTAGCAAGTATAGGAAGCGCGTCTTGCTCATTTGGATTAAGCATACCGTCTTTAAGAGGTCTGCGTAATTCCGAGTTATTAAAAATTGCCGCCAACTCATTAGCTTCTGTGCCTATTACATATAACTTATTATTAAGTTCGATGTAGGAAACGCCCATTTTTTTGAGAGTACCTTTAGAAGTGTTCATACTGTCCAGGCTTAAAAATGCGTCACGTTGTAAAGTAGTTCCCGTATCACTTACACAAATTATTGTATTTGTCCCTATATCAATTGACTTCATAACTTTTCGTTGGTTATATTAATATCTGTTAAACCACTCATATCAATTTGTCTATTTGCAGTAGTCGAAGGTACGTATGGTCTTATTCCAGCGGTATGATCTGCTGGAAACATGTAAGGTACCTGTATATCAGCGGGCGCCGAATTAGTTGTGTGTGTTATGGTCATAGGTTTTTTTAGCACATATGCCACGACAAACACAAACAGCAAAACCAAACCCGCCCATGCTTCGTATTTATATGACACCGAGTTTATGGTTACGTTGTTATGCACGACGTTACTATCACTAGGTACCGACACAAATGTCTTGTTATAAATCTTTACTGTTAAACTGTCCATTATCTACCAATATTTTTAACTGTATTGGTAGTTATATTTGGGTATGCCCTACCAGTATTAAATCTTGTAATTGCGTTGGGATGGTTAACATCAGCAATTGCAGATATAATCGCTGTACCTTTAAAGTCAGGTTCCATGTGGCCCACCTGTTTTAAAGTTCTCATTGCAAGAGCATCGCCACTTAAACTACTTCCTGCATTTAACAATCTCTTTGCACGAGAAGTAAGCGCCTTTTCCACAAGTCCTGTAGATATGGCAATTTTTTCAAACACTTGTTCTGCTTTGTCCATTATAATAGCTCCGCTAATTCAAGTTTAATCGGCGTTGGAAGCGATTCCAACACTGCTAATCCTTCTGGTCCTCTTAATTCTTTTGTAACATCGTTGCCTAATAAAACACTCAAGTCTTCTGGATTTGCTTTTTTAATCATATCAGTAGTAACTAACTTACTTCCAATTTTTACCCCAGCAGTCTTTACAACTCCATAAGTACTTTCATAAGCATTAGGAATTACACTACCATAATATTCATCTAGTCCAAGTTCTTTATCAATAACTTCAAGAACATACGCACATTTCTCAACACCGATTTCATCCGCACGCCTTAGCAGATCATTATACAATTCTGCTCCGTCTTCATCGTTATCACGAAGTTGAGCTTTACGAATGTTTAAATGATTGTAAAAATTTTCGCTAAAGGCAGTCTTACTTAGCTCTGCGTATTTTTCTATAGGAGCTTCTACGCTGTTCATGTTAGTTACAAATTCATCAATCTCGTCGATTGACAAACGATTAACGTTGCGACTAAACCAAGCAGCTGCTTTTTCAATTTCTTTTTTGTTGTTGATTGGGTATTTACCGTGGAGTGCGTGTTTTTTTGATTCTGATTTACATTTGGCAGCAGCTTTCTTTTCAAGAAAACCTTTCTCATCAATTTCATCAGTATTAACTATACGGGTTATATACTTTGTAGATGCATACTTTTGCAGTTCATCTGGGATATCTAATTTAAATCTGCGAGCAGCGCATGTAAGATTTGCAGCCGCAACTTTAACTATTTCTTCAGGTAATGTTGACATGCCGTCTACTAAAAATGCTAAGTTCAGCTCAGTAAGTTCTGAACTGTACATTGCAAATTTACGCATATCGCCATCTTTACCACTGTGTAAGATTAGTGCAAAGTCTTTAGGAGCTCTCTGCAACTCTTCGTCGTATGAAGGAACATACGCTGTTTTAGTTCTGTCTGAACACTGGTCGACAATGCTGGCAATCTTCTCAAGTTCTGAGTTGATCACGTAATCGACAATATCTAAATTCCTCATTTTAAAAATTCCTCTTAGTTTGAATAAGTAGGTTACATTTTGTAACCTACCCATTAAATATATTTATTCTTTTTCGGTTTCGATATCCACAGGTACTGCTTTTTCAGCAATATTCAGTTTAATCGACTTTCTTTCTTTTTCTTCTTCAGTTGCCACGTCTTCTACAAATTTTCCAAGTCTGATAGTATCTTCGACAGATAGATCATTTACACCTTCAAGTTCTTCAACTTTGAAAGCGAATACATTAGAAAGTTCTACTTCTATTCCGAGTAATTCTTTCATATATTTCATGAACTCGTCTACATTTTCTACTTGGTATTGTCCAGATGGTTTTTCATTTCCATCGGCATCTAATTGTATAACCTCTTTGCCGAATTTTTCAAGTAGTTTTTGTTTCTCTGCATAATAGTCTTGTAATTCAGGTTGAATTTTTTTGACTAGTCTAGAGACTTTATAAGTTGTCTTAAATTCTAATTTTCCTTCTTTTGAGAGAGTATCTAGTTTACCAAATACTGCCTCTGCATCCACGATTTCGCCCAATTTTATTTTCAGCATTTTGTTAGTTTGATTTGTATTTATTTATAATATTAATATACGCATTTTGACTTAGTCTGTCAAACTGCTTAACTAAATATACGCATTATTAGGCCAGAGAGCAAATAATTTTTTAGTAGTTTTCTACTGAAATAACCACATTTTTCATGTATACCGTGTTACTATCTGTTTCTCTAAGCAAGACAGTAACTTCGTATATATCCCCCACCGTTAATCCAGTAGTTATGTCCAAAGGAACTGAACAGGCTGCATAAGTGCCAGCACTAAAAGATCCTGTGTCTGATATTATACCAGTAACAGCAAAATCTACGTCTCCAATTCCTTGTACACTGCATTTTAACACCATACTAGCGTTCCCAGCACGATGTTTATAAAATGTCCGTATTTTTATCTGTTCGCCATAAGTATCCTCAGTCCATATCTTAGCAGCAACAGTGTTGGTACTACTTCCACCTGCTTCAACAGAACTGTTATAGATATCATATGATCTTGCTACCGCAGTACTTGCTAAATACGCTGCGGTTCCCAGTGTTCCTCCAGTTCCAATATTTAACGTTGATCCAGCAGTTCCTGAAAAATGCATTGCATCTACTGTATCAGCATTTAAATTGCTAACTACTGTTGTAGAAGTAACTACTAATGGCGAAGTCCCCGTCGCTATTGTACTTGTAAGTCTACTAGTCGACAATGTGCCCGTAGACGGATTAAATGAAAATCCTGTTGTTGCATAAAGGTGCCCAGAGTTTCCTTGTGCAGTACTTCCATGCCACATAACTAAATAATTTCCATTAGCAGCAGAAGTCAATGGAGTTGTAATAATGTCAGGAATTGTTGCTGTTCCTGTAAATGTAGGACTTGCTAACGGTGCCAGCGCACTAGTGGACACTGTAGCATCAACTGTTAGTGTTTTACTCGTTGTTCCACCAGCAACAGTAAATCCAGTTGCTTGCTTTGTTAAAGTTAATTCATTAAAGGTAGATGCTACAAATGCACTGTTTGTCGTTAAAATACCACTCGATCCAGCACCAAGACTAACGCTTCCCCAATGTATCCCTCCACTTCCAGCAGAAGCATATGTATTCATATTCAAACTTCCTTCGATGCCATGAGTATGAACATAGGAACTTCCTATCGTGATTATACCATCTAATACCATGTAAGATGATACACCTGACATTGTGCATACTAGCCCGCCAGCAGCATCATGGAAAGATAACGTTCCATCAGACGATAATATTATCTTTTTATTCGCCCCTGTATTAGTCTGTATAGTTCCACCCGTGATTGTTCCACCAGTTACCACTAATGAACCATCATATTTTAATAATCCAGTCGCTGTTGTTCCTATTTCAAACTTTGCCTTTGTAGCTGAGTAGTCGTACCCGAGTATAAATCCAGCTGTAGTATCTTGTGCAAAATCTGTTTTCCCATATTTTATGACAACATCAGTACTTGCTGATACAGCGGTCAAACCTGTAGAACCAACTTCCCAATAATTAACTGATGTGCCAAATTTACCGTTTAACACAGTTAGTAGTCCAGCCGCGGACACAGTAAACTTAGCTGCACCTGTATTACCAATAGCTATTCCATCAGAACCAATCCAAATGCCTGCATTAGCATCGTCCGTGAAAGAAGTTCTACCATTGTAGATACCTGTCGATGTTATATTCCAACCAGTCGTTGCGTTGCCTATATAGCCTCCGCTTGCGTTAACAGTTCCAGTAATCGTAGCACTCGTAGCGGTTAATGCTCCTGCAGAGGTTACCTGGAATGGAGATACTCCACTACCGTTTGCAGTGCCTAAAGATATGCCGTCTGTACCAACATACACGCCTGTACCGCTTACTGTATTTATTGCAACTTTTGTTCCTGTTGTTAAATAAGAACTTGAAAAAGTAAACCCAGCTATCGAACCAGCTATGGCCGTTATACTCCCATCCGTAGCACTTATCTTAAATTTTTGTGTATTCGCATTTAATCCATACAAGCCTGTTGCATCGATCCAGATACCTGTCCCAACTGTTGCAGACGTTGGTGTGGTAGAGCCCATAGTAATGTACGGAGTACTTGAAATTTTTAATGTAGTTGTCGATAATAAAAATGAACTTGAATTTATATCAATAGCTCCTGCAGCCGTAACTTTGATATAGTTGGTTCCAGACGTATTTCCTTTAACTAAGAAATTGCCAGAGTTATCTACATACAGTCCAGAGTTTGTGGTAGCTGTTGTTGTAGCATCTGTAACGCTTCCTAAACGTAAATATGAACTCGTAGTATTTCCAGATAAGTATAAATTACCAGACTTTAGTTCGAAATCTTGTGAGGCAACTTCTACGTTTGTGCTTGTCTTACGAATATAATTATTAGCATCTGTTGCAAAATTAAATGTACCGTCGCCTGCTAAGTAAATGCCAGACGTTGATGTTCCAGTTATACTATCTGCTGTCGCACCTAATGCTATTTTTGGCGTTGCTGTTCCTAAGTCTCCTAACACGAATTTAGTATCTGCACTTGCTAGTGTAGTTGCACCCGCCCAAACATCTGTTGATGTAAAGCTCGCGGCGGCTATTCTCGACGGTGTAGTTCCTACAGCACTTAAATAAAAACCATCTGACCAGATTCTCGAAGTATTTGATAATGTGACAGCCGTATTAGTTCCATTTAGTGCATTACTTGAACTATCGTAAGCTGTAACTAGACTTGAGTTTGCTGCTTTGTATTCGGCTACGCAGCCGATTTCTGTTATATTAAGACTGGATATCGTATATTCTGCATTACTCGTATTATAAAAATAAAACGTCCCTGTCGTTGTTACTCCTGGAGTAAGCAGATAAATATTTGCTCCACTTGTAACTGTGGCAACTTGTCCTCCAGTTATACCAATTCCTGAAGCAGTTCCTGCTGCACAACTAGGTACTTGACCACTTGTTAGTACTGCTGAGAATGTTATTTTATATGTTTTTCCTTGCACCCAAGCCAATTCATCTGCCGTACTTGCGACTTTCGTACCACTAGACGAATAAATAGCGTGAAATCCCGTTGCACTTGCACCATCAAATGTATCATATGGATACGTTCCATTATTGACAATTGTAGATACATTCATTACAGTCTGACTTCCCCATTTATATTTAACGGGGATCTCTGCCAGATCAGGGCGACCATTATTATATAACGTAGCAATTTCAGCAGCACTTATTGCACAATTATAAAGTCTTGCATAAGCAATAGATCCGCTCCAACAACTTCCACCAGAATAAGCTCCTAAATAAACAGGAAGTGCATTATTCACGGAATTGGTTCTTGTAGAAATATTTAATGACGATTTAACTACAGCATTTGCATATCCTGTTATACTTCCTGTTCTTGTAAAAACCGCGACTACATGATACCAGGTTCCAACGACTAAACCAGTCATTAATGATTGAGATGTACATGTCGCTCCATCGTTAAATTCTACAGC